TTACCAGCAGTCTCGCCATAATGAGTTTCATTTAAATCCAAATATTCTAATACTGCTACATCAACCATACTATACAATACATCCCAAGTCAATGTATCTCTTAATCCAGATGCAATTCTATCAACATCATTCTCATCAAGATACTCACCCTTAACTATCTTCTCAGAATAATCCCCATACTGAGTTAAAAGTTTTGCTCTTGTTTCTACCAACTTGTTAAGGTTGATAGTAATTTTCACATCATCATCAATCATAATTAAATCCAATCTGGTTGTCTGGATGGGTCACGTAAATAATTAGATGCAACCCAAGGTTTGCTCCTAATGTAATTCTTGTAAGCAGTAAAAGTGTCAATGCTTGTGTCATGTTTATATTCATCAGGCATTGCTCTAGTAAATGATTTAGGCGTAGTTGGTTTCCTAAGAGGAATAATACTTGCTGCTTCTTCTATGGCACTCTGACAACTATGAACCTTACCATACCTATGAGTATATTCTTGACATAATGCTATGCCATGAGCAACTAACCACCATGTATTAGTAAGAGTTTCATTAGCCCATATAGTGCAAGGATGATTGCGAAATGCACCCTTATCTGTCTTATATGGTTCTCCATTAGTGCGATGTAACTGACCATATCCATGACCCCACTTATCAGAGCAAACAATAGAAAGCATTTGACATGTTTCTAATGGCATCTTGACCACATGCTTATCTGGTAAGCATTGAGCAGACACATAGGGTGATGGATCAGTTACAAATATATTCATTTTTTAAATGCTCCTAACCTAACTAATACTAGCATAGTAATAGCAGTCCAGAAGATAATATACCACATAATTTAATGTTTTGTAGTGTTGCTCCTTGTTCTGTTGATTATGCTAATGAATTTATCACCAGCAAATTTTCCACCAAGACACACATCAATCTCATCTCCATCTTTCCAATTAACTTCACCATTCATTTTGGTGTGTTGCATTAATACTGCAATCTTATCAATGACTTCTTGTGTCAGTCTCAACTTGCCCTCCAAGCAACATAACAAATAAAAAATAGACCTAATAATATAGAAAAGGTGATGGGAAAAAATGGTATCACTGTCATAGCATGAACCACTTGTATGAGAACAATACCATAGAAAATGTACATAATCCACATTCCTATTTTATTGTGCCTACTTCCCCTTTTATATGGATGGCAACCATAAGGCCCACTGTCCCATCCATCTTGCATGTACTCCTCAGTAGGAATTTCTTTACTCATTATCCAAAGGTAGAATCAGGTTCTAAAGCAATATAATACCTTAAATCACGATCCTTATTAGTAAATTTAGATAAGAGTTTCTGAGATACCACTACCTCATAAGTTCCTGGTAGAATCTTAATATTCTCAATCTTAAAGTTGAAAGTAAATACCTTATCAGTCTCTCCTACTGTTACAGCAAAAGTATTTGAAGTATCATTCTTCTTATCTCTTACAAGTAACTTAACCACACCTGCTTCACCAATGACTGCTAAGTCTGGAAGTTGATATATACCTGCAGCTTTAAGCAATTTATCTAACTGCTGAGTACTCAACTCAAAACTAACATCTTCTGTAGGGAGAGTAATCTCCTTATCTGGTGGAGTAATAATGACTTGAGGATCAGCAAAGAAATACTTAGATCTCATCTTGCCTTCTTTGATGACCACATGACCATCATTTTCAAAGTCTAACTCTGGACTCTGATGTAGTCCCAATCCATTCAGGAATTGGTTTAAATCATAGATACCAAAATCTTTTGGCAACTCCTCATCTACTGTTGCTTCAGCAAGAATATTTTTCATCACACTTATAGTGCGAAGTTTACTTCCCTGCTTAAACAGAATAGACTGATTAATTGTAGAAAAGTTTTTAAGAAGTGATAGTGTATTATCAGAAAGTTTCATAACCACGGGTCTGAGTTTCATTTAATTGCCCACTAAAGTGATAAAGTAGGAGTGTGTAATGTAATGCTTTTAGTATATCACGTTTTGCTTGCCCCTTCTTATCATACCTACTCAGATACTTAATGGCATTAGATCTACAGAATGATTCTGCATCTCCTACTGACTCAATAAGATCTAGTGTCTGAACATTATTTTCCTTAGAAGTATAGTGTCCATTGTATGTTGTAGAAATATAATTCTTAAGAGCTTCTATAGACTCATCTTCTTTATATTTTCTAGTACAATCTATTTTAATTCCAGGAGTAGGAAGTTCTACACCATCATTACTTGCAAACAAATCAGTATTAATATTCAAAGTTTCAGCATGTGGCCAAGTATCTGCATAAACAGAATCTCCTATAGAATCTCCAGCATAAACTGAATCAGTATCTATTTTAAGTTCTGTGCCAGGTTCCATATAACATAGATCTGGGTCCATGTCCCAATTTACAGTGCATCCATCTAGATTTAATCCACTCAAATCTAGAGTCTCATGGTTGCTGGTATCAATAGTAATAGTATCAATCTGATCAGTAAGATCAAAGTTAATAAAATCACCCATTGATGCAGTATTACCTGATCCTACTGTGATAACAGGATCTTTCCAATCAGTATCTTCTTTGTCAGATTTTGGTTTTGGATCATACTCATCACTTTCCAGTGATGTAATTGTATTGTCAGTCATAGGAGGAAAATTTTCGTCAAGTGTTCCATTAATTACGTCGTAAGCTAAGCTCCATGCATTAACCATACCACTATTCCTCCACTTTGTCAATATCTACATCAGCATCTACCTTATCATATAGTTCTAAGAATGCTTGCTTAGTCTCATCATCAAATCTATTAGTACATACCTTGATTGCTTTTAACTTATCATTAAAGATACTGTATGCTCTGATGATATGAACCAATCTTCTAGTTGAGATTACCTCATCAATACCACCATCATAGAATGTTCTTCTGATGATGTCTGCCCAATCTACAAGATGCTTGATGTACTTATCATCATGACATCCAACACTAGCAGAGTGTAATCTAAGAATCCTAGTCTCTATTGCTGGTGATGCATAGTCTTGCTCAAAGGTTACACAGAATCTTTCAAGGAATGCTTCATTCAATACATTTGTACCAATAAATCTACCATCATCAGATCCCTTACCTTTTGTATTAGCAGTAGCAATGATATTAAAACCTGCTGCTGGTTGAACAAACTTACCAATCTTCTTTAAAAACAGACCTTTCCCTTCAAGAACGGGTTGAAGACAGAGGATTTTGTTTGAAGCCAAGTCAACTTCATCAAGGAGCAAGACTGCACCCCTTTCGAGTGCTTCAATGACAGGTCCGTTATGCCAAACAGTTGCCCCATCCACAAGGCGAAAGCCACCAATAAGATCGTCTTCATCAGTTTCAATAGTAATGTTAACACGAATAAGTTCTCTACCCAATTGAGCACATGCTTGCTCTACACCAAAGGTCTTACCATTACCTGATAGACCTGTAATGAATGTAGGATAAAACTGTTTTGACTTAATAATACTCTTTACATCATTGAAAGGACCAAACTTAACAAAAGCATCATCCTGATCAGGAACTAGATTTTGTTGCACTGTAGGTTCCACAGCAGGAGCACTAAAGGACTTTTCAATATTCTCTACTGCTTTGGTAGTAACTTCAAGATTCCACTTTCCTCTACCAACTTTATATTGTTCTATCTTCTTAGTGACAGTCTGATAAGCAATATCATTTGCAGCACAGAATCCACGCACATCAGGAGCAGTAAATTCTTTGCCATAATTACTTCTCAACCCATCAACAATCTCTTTCTCAGTCATTTTAATTTCAAATAATGCCATAATGTGTTTGTTTCTATAATCATATTATAGACCAAAAAGGGGGTCTTTAAACCCCCAATGTACCAGTTTGTTTATTGTCATATACCCTGATCTTTTTGTCGTTGGAAAAACTCCTTCATAGATGACTGCAATTGACCTTCATTTTCCTGTGGATCTAACTTATCATACCCCTTTATTTTTTTCCATTGTCCATACATTGCTTGCATCACCCATGATTGAGAAAGACTCTTTGGTCCATTTTCAAGTAATTCAAGATGCCTTTGATTACTAGTATAAGATTTATACTCTTCTCTCCAGTTTGAATCATCATATGGCTTGTTTGTCATTTTTTATAAGCAAAGGTTTTCTTTTTAATTTGAGTATCACCTTCTGGTGAAGTTTGGCCTGGTTTAAATTTACCTGCCTTTATTCTTTTAACATTTCTACCTTGACTATCTTTACCAAGTCCACCCTTTCTCGTTGCTGATACTGTACCAGTTTTTTTGGTTTGTGTCAATACTGCATCCTGACCATATTTCTTACCTAGTGCCTTGACTGCTTTCTTAAACTTTCTCTTACCCTTCTTACCAGAAGTGACAACGTGACTCCTCTCTTTAACCTTAGTAGTCTTACCAGTCTTATCATCCTTCTCATCCCATCTTCCAGATACCTTAGTAGCACCTGGAAGACCCTTACCCTTGATATCTCTATCTAACTGTTTTGCTCTTGCCTTGTTCTCTTTCTTTGATTTATCGCCACGACTTCCAGAGATGACTGCCATCCCACCTTTGTCTGATTTACTCTTGATTCTACTTAAACTACTCTCATCTAACTGAGAGCAGAATTCATTGAATGTCTTCATGCCACCAAAGAAACAAATTCTCCTAACACCTTTTTATTTAGTTTTTTTGTCTTGAGTGACTTTACAAAAGCAGTCTTAATCTGTCCTTTTGTTGCACCATCCTTAACTTCAAACTCAGTATCATCTGCAAGAGCACTAGAAGAAAGACCAAAGTATGCATTATAACCACTACTCTTAATGGTGAATGTCTTTAACTTTCTCCAGTCCTTCATACACTTCTCATAGTCAGAAGGATCATCACAATATCTTCTTAAGATATTACTTCCTTCTCTTGGAGGAAGAACTCTGATACCTATAAAGTTAGATGAAGGAAACTTATCTTGTAGATTTCTTATAAGAGCTTCAGTAAATTGCCACCAAGAATAACCAAACCTATAAACCTTACCTAAAGATCTATCTCTTAAAGAACAATGACCAGAATTAATACCTCTTAATCCCATCTTCCACTCATCTGAATTGAAGTAGTCTTTTACCATAACATGATAAGGCATTGAATTTGCTTCACCATCAGTCAATACAATACATTGTACTTTCTCTACATTATTTTCTTTCT